ATCCCGATTTGTTTGTCAAATAGCTTTCGCCATTTTCTTTCATCCATTGAAAAAACAATGAATTGGTTACAAGAACTCGCGAAGCTTAGCGTACGATTTTTTCCGAATTCTCTATCGTCCCCTAAGGGAACCGCACATTGGGCCTGGGTCGCAGCAAGCTGTGCGCTGTGCTGCCTGGCCAATATGCTTGTCCCGGAGGTCTGGACGGTGTTGCTGTCGGGAGAGATCGGAGCGGTATTTGTCGCCGTCGCTGCTTTTTTTGCACCAGCGGCTGGGTTTTGGTTGGTCAGCACAAAGCTGACCTTGACCATCAAACCTGTTGGCCGCTGGGGGTATCTTTTTTACCCCATGCACCTTGGCCTGCTCGCCCTGTTACGCGACTTCAGTTTGTAACAGGCGTGGCCTATTTGGGACCGGTACAGTGCTTGCGACCTGCTTGAACTGAATCACCCAAACCCAAGGGTTTGCTTCCCAGTTGCCGCCGGTTGAGTTCCAAAGCTCGCGGAAAGCGGCTGGATACCAGTCACGATAGTTTGGTGATACATCGTCACTGGAATACTCAGCGGGACATTGCAGGCCTTCCGATCGAATCTCGCTACGACTTATATCGTGTAAGCGCTCCACACGGATGTCGGTGATCTGCAGCAAAATTCGAGAGGCCCAACGCGGCATGTGGATGCTGGGACGTGCCCGCCAGATCCTTGCCGGGTTGGCGGCGGAGTAAGCTCCGTTTCTCAGTCCTTCCGGATAGTGGTCGTTCGGTTCGTTGGGCGGAGTGCCGTCGGCGCGGTAGTGCACGCGCCTGGTGCCAGCCCAGGAGCCGGTGTCATCTTCAGGGTAGTTCGCAACCCATTCACCAGCCTGCCAGAAGCTCTCTCGGACCCATAACAGGTCCCCGGGTACGCCATAGGGGCAGGCGGGCAGAGCTGCGTAAGGCTGCGTCGCGTCCGGCAACCACCAGTCATGAGTGTGGCGCGCGTTTTGGGGCGCTACAGCCTCACGTACAGACCAGGGACCTTCGAGATATTGCCCCTTCACTGGTCGCCGCGTGACAACCTTCATGCCTTCTCTGATAGCGCGCACCATCGGGGCAGAGAACAGGATCGGCCGCTCCTTGATTGGGGTCATGGCGTCACCTGCGATTTGAGGTCGGCCAGCACGGACACAATGCCGCGGCAGGTGTTGTGCTGGTAGGGGAAGTAGGCGGGTAATTGGGTCATGACTTGTTACTCGACTTGATCCAGCGCCGGACGTACAGCTCACAGCCGCTCGTTAAGCAGACACCATTGGCCATGCCAAGGTGCGTTTTCGGCGTGCCGCAACCGCAATGGCATTTCGGCTTTCGCCCCGGGCGTCTTGGCCGCAGCTCCATGTACCGTACCTGTTCAGGAAGACCGCCAACCTGACCCCAGCCAGAGGTTCCGCCGCGCATCGCCGCAGAGCGCGCGGCGGGCGACAGACTGTTGAGATCGATCATGGCTTCACCATTTCGTCAGGATCGAATCCGAATCGACGGCAGAGTGCATGCGCGACTCCAGACCCGCAACAGAAAGCGTCCATTATCGCTACCCAGCGCTGAGTGCCGCGCCGGTGAGTTCCGGTCGCAGCTCGAACAGCTTGACCAACCAACTCATGCTCGCTGAACTCACAACCTGACAGCATGATCTTGCGGCTTTCGAGCGGTTGGGACCCCAACTCATCAATCCGCTGATCCGCTGCGTTCAGGCGCTGCTGCAGGGCGTCACGCTCGCCCGTGAGTCTCTGGTTTTCGTCCTTCAGCTTCTGGATTTCGTGCAGCGCCGGGCCTGCTCCGCCGACGATGTGCGTTTCCTCCGAGATGCCCAGGGCTTTGTCGATCACAGCCAGGCTCTCAATTGCCGTCATGAACATGCGCTGATAATTAGGCTCGAATGTCGGCGTCGCTTTTTGTTGGCGCAGTGCTTGCTGCGCAGCTTCAACAATCAGGCGCAGGTAGGTGTAATCGTGGTTCTCCTCGACGGCCTTACCGTCGAGGGGATAATGCCATTCGTCCCCGAACAGCGAGGTCAGCAGCGCGCTTTGATGCCAGCATTCGCTTGAGCTTTCGATGCTGCGCAGGACGTCGATGTCATCCCAAAGCTGTCGGGCTTCGCTTTTGCTCAGATCGCCAAGCTCCCAATCGTGGCGTCCGGTCTGTTGCCGCCGACGCTGAACGATGCACTTCTTCGCAAGGGCGTGCAGCGCGTTGCCGCTGAATACCGTGGGACTGATGCCCCGATCCAGGCAGTTGAGGACGTAGTCCCAGCCGCAGTCGGCGACAAACTCCGCCACGGTGCGCGGCCCCATGCCACCCCAGTACGCGCTCCAACTCTTGTCCCAGCAGTTGATGGTGATCTTGCCCTGGGCAGTTTCGTAGTTCGGGTTGTCGTCGGTTGGGACGGCGCGGCGGCCGAAGTCCTCAAGGAAAACGGTGATCGGGTCGAGCCTCGGTGCGCCCGTGATTACCAGCTTTGTCACGGTCGAGCGCTCAGTATGCAGCGCCGTTCCTGATCCTCCTGGAGCCGGCGAGAGGTCGTGCCAGGCGTCGACCTCGAACTCGGCAGGGCGCAGGCCAAGGTGGCTACCGTCTGGCATCACCGCTGCGACGGCGCCGTGGCTATTCGTCCACACCAGATACGTCTGGCCAGCTTTTGCCACCGGTGCATCACCCTTGATGTAGGCGAGCCCTATGCCTGGCATAGGGTCGGCGGTGACGGTCTTGAGCATTCGGACCGTACGCGGCACTCGGTCGCCAAACGGGTAGCTATTGCTGCGCTTGCGCAGTGCTGGGCAGTCGATTTGGGTTTCTGTGGACATGGGGCTATTCCCCTCGGCTGGAAAGGTAGCCGTTTCGACTTTCGAACGATCAGGGGTGGCCAGGTCCAGTGGGTATTTCTCTTCTTGGTGCGACATGCTGACTCCTGTGTAGCTGTGTCCGGCGGTTGGGTAGAATGATTAGTCGGCGCTGCTCAGTTGCGAGACGCTCAGTGCAATGGCCACTGGTTGTACCCAAACCGGTACGCTGCTGAGCATGAATGTTTCACCGGCTTCAGCCAGGAGAAGTGTTGTGGCAAACACGTCGGCCATCGCTCTCGCTGCAGCGCGTGGAACAGCGTTTCCGATGCGCTCTCGATGGTAGCCATCGTTGATACCGTCCAATTGGAAGAACCGTGCTTGCTCCAGTTTCCGCATGTGCTGCTCTTTCTGGATTTCCAGCGCTGTTTTAGGGTCGTTCGACCACATTTCGTCCGGATCGAACAACGACTGCAGGGCGGCCAACTCCAGTGTCGTGAATGGACGGTGCCAGGTGCCGTCCAGGCTGGTGATCATGCAGGTGAGGCGGTCATTGGGAGCCGGCATTCTTTGGTCAGCAATGGACCAGCGACCGTTGTCGTGGCAGGCACTGGCAGAAACAGCCCCGGCCGGTTCATTCCAATTGACCACCCCGTAATGGCCACCGGTGAGATAGGCATCTCCTTTTTTCCGAGACATGCCAGTACGAGGATCGGCGATCGATAGGGCGCCGCTTGCGACTTGTTGGGACCCTGTCACAGTTCCTGCCGGATCGCTCCACGGCGTGATACGCAACTTCTGAGTACTCGCGCTGGGATGCCAGTTCTTGTACGCCGGATCGGCAACCGCGAATGCGCCTTGCCCGGTGGTGCTACCAGCGATCACTGTCCCCGCTGGTTTGGAATAGTCGGTGACCAGGTATTTGCCAAAGCCCTTTGTTGGCTGGCGAGGATCGGCGACAGACTGCCCGCCGGAGCTTGGGCCGTGCCCAGAAGTAACGGTGCCCGCGGCCTGCTCCATTGGCACTACGCGAAAGACATTCTTGTGTCGTTCACCAGACATGCGCGGATCGGCAACGCTAAAAGTCCCTTGGCCAGGACTCCGCTGGCCCGTGACGACGCCACAATGGCGGTCATAAGGGAGCACTCCATACTGGGTATATTCGGCATTGCTGGTTGGACGTGGATCGGCTACTGAAAACTTGCCGTTCGTGGGAGTCGATCGGCCTGCAACCGTGCCGGCGGTGTCCTGCCATTGATGAACCCCCAGATAGCCCGCGCGGTACTCTGGCACGATTACAAAATCGCGCAGATGACCATCCTCGATCGCAAATCGACTCAAGCTGCGCCAGTCTTTCCCAGCTTCCACCAAGGCAAGGCGTACCCAGGTTTTCCATTGACAGGCAGGAACCCGGTGCATAGGGCCGGCTTGTTCGATATCGCCCGCCAACGGCATGCGACTCAGCACGTCCCCAACCGCGCGCAAACTGCGCTTTTCAGGCTCGTAAAGAAACGCAGGCACTTGCTCAACGTGCCGGGCCACCAACAGGAAACGTTTCCGGCTCTGGGCCAGGCCGCCGATTTCGCCGCAGTCGTGAGTGGTTTCGGCAACTGCGTAACCATAGTAGGTGAGCAGCTTGTTGATCTGATCGAGCAGGTGGCGACCACGGCTCGCAAGACGTGGCACGTTCTCAAATACGATGAGCTTCACAGGCTTGTGCTTCCAGGCCTCACACATCAGCCAAACGCAGCGCAACGTCAACTCATTGAGGGCCTGATACTTCGGTGTCTGGCTCATGGTTTCAGAAAGCAGTCCAGAGGCACCTTTGCACGGACTGCTGATGAACACCGCATCAGGATTTTCGTTGCGAGCAGCCCGGCGCACATCATCGGGGGTCGCCTCACGCCACCCCGAGGGCGGCTCCTTTCCGTGAAACGCTGTGTACTGTTCACGCGTGAAAAGGTCCATCAACGTGCCTTTGACGCCGGTGAGCATTTCAAAGTCGCGAAGGCCTGCTGGGTCAACATCGATCCCACCGAGGCATTCCCATTCAGCCTGCACTCCAGAGACCACGGCCTTTGAATCGTTGAACCCTGCAGCACCGCTACCCAGCCCGCAGCAGAAGTGGAAATGTTTAAATACGCGACGCAGCGCACTGGAAACGCCATTGAAGGGTTGGTTGAACATGCAATGATCCTTGTAAGTTTTGTTTCGTAGTCTCGAAATTATACTTATGTGAATTTCGTGTCAACGACAAAATATTAGCCGGATCGCATGAGTTGTAGGGAAGGGTAGAGACCGAGAAAACGGGGGAAGGGCGAAAGCTGATGTGCAAGTGGGAGCCACGCGCGCGGCTCACTCTCAAGGGGGAGGTAGGGGGGAGATGGGAAGCGAGCCGCTGGTGGATGACCTGACTGGGTTGCGAACCCAGCACGGCATCGTTGATGCGCATTACCAGGTGCACACGTTTTGTCCAGCCTAACTAAGGAATTCCCAGTCTCTCCACTTCGGGATGACAGCTTGCCTGCGTATTCAGGTCAGCCACCGATGATTCGCCATTAAGTCCGCGGCGACCGGATGGAAGCGCATTTGATTAGATGCTCACTCCGTTTTGCGATCGGCATCTAAGTTCAATTTTTCCAAGGACCTCAACGTTCCAGTGAGCTCAGCAACCTGGCTGGACAATGACCGGGTTTCATCCTGGAGCGCCTGATTACGCTGTTCAAGCGCCTGCCTCTGGTTGGTCAGGTCGCCAATTTGTCGGAGCAGTGCGGAGTTCTCGCCGGCAACAGCAGCGCTCTGCTGTCGTGAATCTGCCAACTGTTCGCGGGCGAGCTTGAGGTCGCCGTTGACGACCAGCTGCTCTCTGCGATGCTCGGTTCTATCCGCGTCCAGTTGACGCATCAGCTTCGCGGTGTCCTTGTCGTAGCGGTCCAGCTCGTTTTTGATTTCCTGCTCTAGGCGCGACACTTTGGCCTGATGCTCTGTAACCGTCTCGGCCAGCACCTGGTGGCGGAGTTGCGTTTCAGTTTCCAGTTTGCCTTGCCAGGTGCGGATGTCCTGATCTTTCGCCTCGATCGCTGATTGATGAGCCTGATGCAAAGCGGCCAATTTTTCTTGCTCTTGGACGATCCGGCCGTTGAGTTCCTCGATATTGTCATTCAGTTTCAGTTCACGGGCTCCAGCCAGGCTAAGCTGGTTTTCCAGCAATTGAACCTGGCGCTCACGCTCCGCAAGTTGTTGCTTTGCCTGGGCAGCATCTATCTGCGCATCCGTTGCGGCCTGCTGTGCCAGACGGTTCTGTTCAAACAATTGCTCGCGCAGCGCATCCAGCTCACTGGACGCGATGCCTTTGAGCTCCATCCAAAGCGACCAGAAAGCGTCCTGCGCCTGTTTGGGGTAGTCGCCGGCGGCTGCACGTTCGGCGACCTCTATCACAATCTGCCGAATTTCACGCAGAAGGTCGTTGCTTGAACCTGTGCCGGTAATCTCGCGCACACGCCTCCATGATGGGGTCTGGCCAGCACGCAGGAGGTCCATCACCGCGGCGTAAGTCTGCTGGCTGTAAGGCTTAATCATTGAGGATGCTCCAAACTTTATCCCTGCAGGCGATTTACAGTGCGGCCCTTACAGGCGGCGAGGAGGTGTACATCAGATCGAAGATGTGAGGTCATCGGGGTGAATACCGTACAACCTTGAAACGGGTTCAAGCATGGCCGCTCTTAGTGCTTTCAGTTCCGCCTCAAGATAGGCGATACGGCTTTCGACCTCCGTTTGGCCGGTGCCTGCCATGGTTGCCGCGACTGCATAAGTGTCGGCGCGCACGTAGCTCAGCTCACCAAAACCAGCCAGGCTGTAACCAATGAGCTGCGCAAATTGCTCGCGATCTTCCACGCTAAACTCAAGCATCGCAAGAGCGTTCATGTCGATGCCGCCGTGGTCCAGCAGGTGCGTAACGATTTTGTTTTGCTTGAAACGAAACGAATGTTGCTCATCCGCTTCCAGGGGCTGAATGGGGTGATTCATAGGAGGCTCCTTGGTGATGTTCAGCATAATAGGCACATGTGCCTATTCGTGCAAGAGCGGAGTTCGCCGTGCGATCAGCTCCGCGGGGAGACGGGACCTGGTCAGAAACCTCAGACGGTTAGAACTGGAAATCGTATTCCGGCGCCGGTTCTGCGTCGGAGAGATGCATGTAGGCATCCTGCCCCACCTCCTTTGCAACGATCGCCCGATCGCGCACCACCGCTGCAGCCAGCAGTGCAAATTCAAGATCGCTGGTTGCCTCCTCGGCTATGGTCCGTCGGTAGACCGGGCTAGCGTCCATGCCATCAAGGATTACCTGAAGTATGTCCTGCTCATGGGTCGTACCGTCAAACCCGTAGTACTGAACAATGTGCTTGCGAGCCAAGGTATATGCTCTGTTTCCACGGCGCATCTCATCCTGGACTTTTTCCAGCCCGGTGATTTCATCGTGGAAGCGGTGAATTTCAGCAAGCGCATCCAGGTCCTGAGGTTGCTGCGATTGTTCCTGGAGGAGAGAAATTTTTATCTCCAACTCTGGTGACTGTGACTCCGTTTGCAGAGCTTTAGTAGGACCGGGGTTGATCCACACGGGATTGGGTGCGGAGGCGTGATCGTCAGGCATGAAAGCTGTCTCCTGTAGTTTCGTTTGCAGAATAGGGGTAGCTGACGAAAGAGCGCTGTCCTGCAGGTACTGAGTGACCCTCAGATAATCATCACGTCCAGATATCATCTGAATCTCGACCAGCTTTTCTTCGTCACAACGAAAAAGTGCGCAGATCTCCTCGGCAGAAGCCTGGGTAAGCATTCGAGGAACTTCGATGGCGGGATTGTCGCCCGCCAGATCGGCGTCAAGAGGTGCTGGGACATACAGCCGGCGACCGTAACGCAACGCCGCCTTGGCGGCATGCATGCTGCCACCATCGGACTTACTCTGAACCATGATCACAGCCTGACTCAGGCCGGCCTGGATGCGATCTCTCTCGATCAGGCGAGCCGGAACAAGCGGTGTTCCAAACGGGTACTCGCTTACCAGAGCTCCGCCCTGGTCGAGAATGCGTCCAGCTAGTGCGGCGTGTTCTCTGGGGTAGATCGTTTGAAGCCCGTGCCCCAGCACCGCTACCGTGTGGCCGCCGGCGTCCAGCGCAGCGACGTGCGCGGCCGCGTCGATGCCAAACGCCAACCCGCCGACGATCGAAACGCCTGAGGCTGCGAAGTGCGTCGCGATTTTGGTGGCCACGACTGCTCCGCGGGGCGTTGGCGCCCGGGTCCCAATCACTGCCAAGGTGTTCTGCTCCTGCAGGGTCCCTTTGACATACAGGAAGAATGGCACCTCTGACGCTCGCGCCAAAATCCTCGGGAAGCCAGGGTCGCCATGGATGAAGAGATGGACCCCAGCTTTCAGAGCCTGCTCGCGATCGGCGTCGGCGGCTCGCAGCGCGGCATCCCAGGCACCTGCTTCCGCAAGCGCCCGTGAGATACGAGGGTCAATAGCGCCGAGGTCCTCAGTGGACATGCGCTCAAGGTCATCATGGACTGCAGCTTTTCGAAGCGTTGCAGCCCCAACCCCTGGTAGCCAGCCAAGGGCAATCAGTGCGCTCAGTCGATCAGTCATCGGCTTGCCCTTGGATTGCAGAAATTAAATGAAGCGCCATCAGGCCGCAGCCTTTCGCTTCAGGAACTGAGCCGCCAGTGCCTGGATCCGCGATTTATCAGAGTGGCGCTGCGTGAGTGGGGCATTCGGATCGATGATGCCAAGGGCCTGCGATGCTTTGAGGCCGAGTAGTTCGACCATGGGAGGATCGCTGCCATCGTCGCTGTTCAGGTAGATCGCTGTAACTTGTTCCTCCTGACCCTCGCGCTCAAGGCGGCCGATGACCTGTTCGTGGATCTTCGGAGACCAATCGAGCTCTCCGAAAATGACGGTAGAACAACGGTGCTGCAGGCCATCCAGTCCCGCACCAGAGCGCAGGCTCATGATGAAAAGATTCGTCTTCCCGGAAATAAACGCCTCTTTTGAATCAATCTTCTGCTTATCGCTTTCTGACCCGGTGTACATCACAGGGTTGTAGTCCGCCAACTCCTTCAGCCAGATGTCATACACATCCCGGTGCCAGCCCATCAACATGATCGGAATATCGGCTTCAAGCAGAAGACGTGCGTACTGCGCAACAAAGCGTGCCTTGGCCACGCCGGTGATACGACGCATGAGCAGATCCAGCTCGCGCCCAGCGCGACCGCGCTCCATGAACGTCCCTTCGGTGGTTCGGATAGCCAGCTGTCTGGCAAGCAGTTCTACAGAGCGGAGTGTTTCGTCATCTGAACCCACCTCCTCAACAATCACGTTCAGCGGCGGCATCTGCTGCCCAACGTCACGTTTAGTCCTGCGCAGGAACACCATCTGCTCCCGCAGAAAGGTTCCTAGAGCCTGAGGGTCGGTGACTTTTTTGTCGCCATCGGTCCATTCCCTGAGGAAGTCCCCGTGACTGCCCAAGAGCCCTGGTTCGATGACTTCGACAATGTTCCAGATCTCGATGCCGTAGTTGTAAATGGGCGTCGCACTCAAGCCCAGACGGTAATCCGCTTTGCTGGCCAACGCCTGGGCTGCTTTCCCCTTGCCGCTGTCGGTGCCGGTGCGCAGCTCCTGAACCTCGTCAAAGATTGCTGCCTTGAAAAAGCCATCGCTAAAAGTATCGATCCAGCCAAGCAGCTGGCTGTATTTGAAGATGTACGCATCAGCCGGCGGCAACTCATAAGGCCGGGTGCCCTTGATGCAGTGAAGCTTCAGGTCCGTGAACGCGCTGAGCTTTTCAAACCACTGCTGCTGCAGATGGGTTTGCACGACAATGGCCGCCGGCCGTGTTTGCATGTGCAGGATCAAAGCAGCGGCGGTGTAGGTCTTGCCCAAACCGACATCATCGCCCAAAAGCAACGATCGCCGCGCCAGTGTCAGGTCAACAGCCTGGCTTTGATAGTGACGAATGACACATCCTGGTTTCAGGCCGATGGCGGCGAGCGGGGTGTACTCCGGACGAAGAATTTCTTCCATCCGCGACTGTTCGCGCTCGAAGCTTTGACGTCCCCAATCCAGGGCTTGCGCGTCAGTCGGAGTGATGGCCAGAGGATAGCGAGAGGTGAACCAGGCGATGTCAGCGCAGTGCGCAAGGTCGTTTGGAAAGACGTACTCGTCGGTCTGCCACTTCGGCACCCGCGGGAATATCTGCTTAAGTCGGATCGCGATGTGAGGCGCGATATTGCGCATTACCCACTGTGTGCCATTTTCCAGGCTCAATTGCCCGTATCGAGTGCTCATAACCAGCCCCCGCCCATTGATACCACCCGTGAAGGCTTGTTGTTGATGTGAGATGGGAGTCCCATGGCAGTGCCCGTCATTAGCAGCAAACCATCAACCGATTCATGCTCGGCGTAGCGCTCCATCTGCCGATAAATTGCCTTGCGCTGTGCGCGGGTCTTTAGCTCCAGAACAATGGCGTGGCCGTCGATAGTCACCACAAAGTCTGGAATGTCACGTTTCGAAAGTTCCTGCTCCCGCTTGAACTCGAAGCCAGCCTCTTTCAAGGCTGTTTCGAGATCCACCTGCGCCCTTTTTTCAAGCGCCATGTCCAAGCGTTGCTTAGAGCAGAAGTCGCATAGTCGAGCCAGAGCTCGCTGAACTGTGGAGTCATGATCGTCATTCATGCGACTAGCTCCCGCGGTAGAGTCTCTTCCTGGTGAGATTCTGCAGAGGTCATTTGAACTGGTGCGCTGTCGCGATGAGGATCGATGCCGCTGCCCAAGGCGTATCCGCGGTCCAACTTACGCTGCCACCCGCCTAAGACGTGCGCCGGCGTGTACCAGTGCTCCCGCTCCTCCATCATCAGGGTGTTGCCGAGAATCACGACCGCAGGGATGTGGAGAAGGCTCAGCTGAATGAAAGCCATATGTACTGCCCTGGAGTCGATGTCTTGGGCAATGACGTGCAGATGTTGCTGATAGTTGATGCCCGCGCCGAGCATGGCTTCGGCGGTGGCAATAACCATCGCACCGGCACCACAGGCAGGTTCGCTCACACTAACAAATCCGCGTTGTTCGATTCCCTCTCGAAAACCGCTCCCGTCCTGGACCTGCATGTTGGCCATGAGCGTGCACAAGGAATAGGGGGTGAAAAACTGGCCGCGGGAAGCGTTGTGCAGCTCCAATTCGCTGAACACTTTCCCCAAAACGTCGTCAGGCCCGTACTCCAGAGCATTGACAAGTTCTGCATACATCTGAGGGAAGCGTGCCACTTCGTGTGGCTCATAGCGCCGGACGATCGATAGATAGCGCTTTTCGCGCTCCTCAAACTGGGCAAGGTCCACTTTGTTGGCAATGGCCAGAGCGGACATCTCAATGAAGTCGCCGAACACGTCCCAAAGGTTGTGTCGCCCCGCATTAGCCCGCAAGAGCTTGACGAGATTGCTGCGATGCTCAGCGGGCGAGCTTGGAGTAGACATTTTAGGAGAGCGCATAATAGCCTCGCGACGTGCTTTTGTAATCGCTAAACTATAACTTGCTATTTTTCCTGTCAATAAATGAATTTCGCTACGCGCAAGTACGCCAGGTTGAGGTGCTGTAGGGCCGGTCGAGAGTCGGCAGAGGGGCGAGCTAGGAGTGGAGAGTAGGGGGTGATGCGCTCATCTGGTTATGGGCGCATCACTACGAGCCAGAGGTGCTTCTGATATCGGTGCCAACTTCGACGCTACATCGATGGCCCAGAATTTTCGTTCTCGATCTGTATGTTGACGTTGCGATCCGGTTTAGGCTTTCCGAGATCAAACGCATGAACGACGGCTTTGGCAGCCATCGCAAGTGAAGGGAAAGCGATCATGCCCGCACCACCAGCCCAAAATGCCGCGACACCGGAGCTTTCGAAGCCCCCGGTAAGCGCTCTGGCAACCCCCTCACCCAAGCTATCGACCCTGGTTGCGTCAAGATATGCCTGGTAGACCGCATGGCCTTGATGCGCCATATCGGCACCGTACGAGGCGCCAGATGCCGCTCCAATCATTGTCATTGCAGCAGGAACGACGGAAGCAAGACTGAAGAGTTCGAGAGAACCGATGCGGCGCAGCGCGTCCGTACACTTGGTATAGATGCTGCGCGATAGTTGTTGAAACAGGCTTTCACCCGGCGCTGCTGGAATGCTCATTGTGCGACTCCTATGGGTTGAGGAAACGTCCTTTCCACCAGCACGCAAAACTGGTCGATAGGCCCCAGTACCTCGCTCTCGTTTGGCCGCGGCGTAGCGTCCAGATCCAGCAGGATTGCGGCATACACCGCCACCTGACCGGCAACTTCGTTTTTTGACGCATCAGTCTCCTTGCTGTTTGCAACGGCCGCTGCGCATTTTTCTAGGCGAGAAAGCCGGTCCTTAAATCGTTCCATGTGTCACGTCCTAATGTAGGTTCAATAGAACAACATTAGGCAACAGACCTTTTGCGTCGTCAATCATCACGCATGGCTGCCCAAAGGAAAAGTTTGGCTGATGCCGGCTTTGCGAACCGCTGCCGCCACGTCGCGTTAAGCGTCTCGCCCAACTCATTTCCCCAAAAGCGTCGTGCGCCGCTCGCGCAGTGCTGACGCTCGTCGACAACTGCAACGCGCATGCACCTTGACTCATTCACGATGAATTGCAGTATGCGCAGGCATTTACTGAGCTTTCGCGCAAAATACAAACAAACGGAATGGAAATACCCGTTACAGATGCAACGATGGATAACCATTTATCGCTGATAACCTTAGTTATCAGCGATGAATGACAAGCCCGGGGTAGGGCAGCTTCTCTCCGCAGTAGCTAGAGGTTGCGGCCGCTCAAACCAGCAAAAAGAGAGTCGCAACGCCCTGCAGGACTGAAGTCGCAGGCGATCCCCTTCAGCAACCGATATGGAAGGCATTTTTTGATTGAGGCACAGGAAGGAAAAATGCTTGACTCAATAGGCACATGTGCCTAGTCTTGGCCTGGACTTGACTGGAGAACTGCAGGTGAATTTGATCCCTACAAGGACGGCGCAGCTGGACAGATCGGACATTGAGCTTCCAAGAAGCCAACTTTGCCGCGGATTGCTCGCGCCTTGAATACGATCGCCGCCGCGGAAGAAGGCGCTGCCGATGCTGCAGCACCTCGGGTCCCTCCACATTCAGTAGAGGCTGAGCAAGGTGTGCTCGGTGGTTTGATGCTGGACAACGCAACCCTGGACTCGCTCCAGTACCTGATCTCGCCCGATGATTTTTTCCTGCAGGAACACCGCTCAATCTTTCGAGCCATTCTCGAACTGGCCGAGCGCCAGAAACCGTTTGACGCCGTCACGCTGCAGGAAGTGATGAATCTCTCGGGTGAAGGCGAGCTCGCAGGGTTCACTCAGCGCTATGTGAGTGAGCTCGCGCAAAATACGCCGTCCATTGCGAACATTGAAGCGTACGCCCGGGTGGTTCGCGAGCGCTCTCAGCTGCGAAAGATCATCGCCACCTGCATTAGTATCAGCGACAAGGCACAAAGCCCGTCCGGAATGTCGGCACAGGATCTGATCGAAGACGCGGAACGCAAAATTCTGACGCTCTCCTCCACGCGTCCGAAGGCTGGAGGGCCCGTCGGCGTCAGCACGCTTTTAACTAAGGCCACCGAGAAAATTGATGCGCGATCAAAGTCCGGTGATCTGGTAACCGGACTATCAACCGGTTACGCCGATCTGGATCAAAAACTGGATGGACTGCGCCCGGCGGATCTAATCATCGTCGCTGGACGGCCGTCGATGGGTAAAACGACGTTCGCCATGAACATGGTCGAGAACGCCGTAATGCATAGCGAGAAAGCAGTGTTGGTCTACTCACTTGAGATGCCAGGTGAGTCGCTCATCATGCGAATGCTCTCGTCTCTCGGGAGCATCGATCACACGAAGGTTCGTTCAGGGCGCCTGCTAAATGAGGACTGGCCAAAGCTGACTAACGCTATCAGACGCCTTACCGACCGCAAGCTGTTTATCGATGACACCGCCGGCATCAGTCCATCAGAGATGCGATCGAGGACACGCCGAGTAGTCCGTCAGCACGGACCGCTTGCCTTAATCATGGTCGACTATCTGCAGTTGATGCAGATCCCTGGGGCCAGCGGCAAGAACCGGACCAACGAAATCTCCGAAATTTCACGCTCTTTGAAGGCCTTGGCCAAAGAATTTAATTGCCCAGTAGTCGCGCTGTCGCAGCTCAATCGAACCGTCGAGCAGCGCCCAAACAAACGGCCGATGAATTCCGACCTCCGCGAGTCCGGGGCGATCGAGCAGGACGCAGACGTGATCATGTTTGTCTACCGTGACGAGATCTATTACCCGGAGTCCCGCTTCAAAGGCACCGCGGAGATCATCATAGGCAAACAACGAGAGGGCGAAATTGGATTCTCAAGACTTGCCTTTGTCGACCGGTATACCCGTTTCGAAAACCTCGTACCAGGCACACATGATTATTCGGACGCCGAACTCGGCAACGTCCCCAAACCCAAGGATCCACGGGTTGGCCGAGCAATAGCCTCTGAGCTTGTGCACCTCGAAAAATTTCGTAGATACGACCCACAGACTAAAAACTACGCCAAAGGCCCATTCAGGCCCAGGAAGAAGCCATGAACGATTTCGCCGCTCCCGAGCAGTACGATCTGCACACCGCGTCGCTGAAGGTGCCTCCGCATTCCATTGAGGCCGAACAGGCCGTGCTCGGTGGACTTATGCTGGACAACAACGCTTGGGAGCGCGTGCTTGACCAGGTGTCAGACGGCGATTTCTATCGGCATGACCACCGCCTGATTTTCCGTGCGATCGCCAAGCTGGCCGATCAGAACTCACCGATCGACGTGGTGACGTTGGCGGAGCAACTGGACAAAGAGGGCCAGAGCTCCCAAGTCGGAGGGCTGGCGTATTTAGGCGAACTGGCGAAAAATACGCCTTCCGTGGCCAACATCAAGGCCTACGCTCAGATCGTCCGTGCGCGGGCGACTTTGCGACAATTGATCGGCGTCGCCACGGAGATTGCCGACAGCGCTTTTAACCCGGAAGGCCGGACCGCTGAAGAAATTCTCGACGAAGCCGAGCGGCAAATCTTCCAGATTGCCGAGGCCCGGCCCAAGACCGGCGGCCCGGTGAGCGTTAATGACTTGCTGACCAAGGCCATTGACCGCATCGATACCCTATTCAACACCGATAACGCCATCACTGGCCTGTCCACCGGCTATACCGACCTCGACGAGAAAACCAGCGGTCTGCAGCCGTCGGACCTGATCATCGTCGCCGGCCGGCCATCCATGGGTAAAACCACCTTTGCAATGAACCTGGTCGAAAATGCGGTGCTGCGCAGCGATAAAGCAGTGCTGGTTTACTCGTTGGAGATGCCAGGCGAATCGCTGATCATGCGTATGCTGTCGTCCCTCGGCCGCATCGACCAGACCAAGGTTCGTGCCGGCCGCCTGGAAGACGATGACTGGCCGCGGCTAACCGCCGCCGTCAACCTGCTCAACGACCGTAAACTGTTCATCGACGACACCGCCGGCATCAGCCCATCAGAAATGCGTGCCCGCACTCGACGCCTGGTGCGTGAACACGGTGAAGTTGGCCTGATTATGATCGACTACCTGCAGCTCATGCAGATCCCTGGATCCGGTGGCGATAATCGAACCAACGAGATCTCCGAAATCTCGCGTTCGCTGAAAGCCCTGGCCAAGGAGTTCAACTGCCCGGTGGTCGCCCTGTCCCAGCTCAACCGCTCCCTGGAGCAACGACCGAACAAGCGCCCCATCAACTCCGACTTGCGGGAGTCCGGAGCGATCGAGCAGGACGCCGACGTGATCATGTTCGTGTACCGCGACGAGGTGTACCACCCAGAAACCGAGCACAAAGGTATCGCCGAGATTATCATCGGGAAACAGCGCAATGGCCCGATTGGTACATCGCGACTGGCATTTATCGGGAAGTACACTCGCTTTGAAAATCTGGCGCCGGGTAGCTATAACTTTGATGATGAATAATATCCTTCTCTAATTTAACTAGTGTCTTACAAGGAAGATGCACATGCTAATTTTCAATATCAATTCCAAACCGCCGACCACCGAAATCCTGCAAAATATCGCAGAGGTAAACCGTAAGCCGCTCCAATATACATGGCTCCCTGTTGTTGGTGCGGCCGTCGGCATGGCTTGTGGTGTGCTTAGCAATATCAACTTCATCAACACCAGTAACTTTGATAAGGCAAACTGGATTGGTTTGCTAGCAGGACTCCTAATCGTCGGATTCTCAGTAAGACAAGCATTTATTGTTAAAAATGCGCGCCTACGACTCGACGACTTGGCTGCACTCAGCCCAGACCAGTGTGTTGAGCTTGCAGAGGTCATTAAAGCCGCCCAATGCGAGACCCTCGATACGTACCGCGAAAAAATAATCGAACAGAAACGAGACTTCACCCAGGGCGAACTTCAAGCTATCAAGAAATATGCTGATGAATATGCACGGACACAGGACATCAAAAAGAAACGTGATGCCCTTTACACCTAACTAAAATCCACGTACCCGGCGTGTATGTATCGAATAGGTTAAACGCGCCGGTCAATATTGATCCATTAGTGCCCCCGATACGATGCGCTTGTTAAGCAGCATTCAACAAAGCCGCAGCGAACTCTTGCTCCGCTTTTTCGGCGGCATTCTCAGGTTCAATCAAATCCCGAGCTACAGCACGTTTGGCGGCGAGCATGGTCCATAGCCCTTGGTCAATGGACTCATCAATGAGAGGGATCTTTACGATGACCAGTCGCAGCTGACCGTTGCGGTATGCACGATCTTCAGCTTGGTCTTGCAAGGCTGGAGTCCAAGGAAGACTCGCGAAAAACACATAATTAGCAGCTGTCAAATTGATGCCCGTGCCCGCTGCTGCAGTGGTACCAATAAATGCACGAATATTTTCGTCGCCTTGGAACTGATCGACTGCCTTCTGACGCCGGGTGCCTGAGTGCTTACCAGTCAACGTCACACAATGGATGCCCTGGTTGGCCAGCTCTCTGTTGAGCCACTCGACTGTCTCAATGAACTCGCAAAAGATAATCACTTTGTCCTGTGTGTCGAGCTCCCTGACCATATCGACAATGGTCCTGGCCTTAAAGCGCTCCAGCATCGAACGCAGGACGCCAATCCGGGCCAGAGGTGACCTGTCGCTGTGAAACACCTCTTGGTACTGGCGACGTTCTGCCGGCGACATTTGCGAGGCGAACGTCTGGCGCTGCTTGCCCTTCAAATTGACCAAGACGTCTTTGGTACGACGAAGCATCCAGTCTGAAAGAAGAATCCGAAGCGATGCACGGAACTCGCTACTTCCAGCGAATTGCTCACAAAAAGCCTTGAGGGACATGAGTCCAATCGGATGGCCCGACAGACGAAGCAACGTGTGCAGTTCGCTTTCCCGGTTCAGCACTGGCGTCCCGGTCAACAGATAGCGGTTGGGGACTTTTGAGGCAATGTCGAAGGCGTGACGCGTCCATTCCGCCGTTGGCTCTTTCAGACGGTGCGCCTCATCGATCACCATGACGTTGTACAGGGACGCCGTCGTGACAAATTGTCCCAGCCTTTCGTAATTGATGATCACCCATTGGGCTGAAGGATCCGCGGCCTGCATCGAAATTTTTGCATCCGGGCACACCGCGAGGATCTCGCGGCTCCAGTTGATGATCAGGCTGGCCAGGCAAATAATCAGGATCGGCCGCCCCTTCGCCTGGATGTGTGCAGCAACGATCGATTGGCGGGTTTTGCCGAGTCCCATATCGTCAGCCAGCAAAGCGCTGCTGCGCTGCACCAGGTGAGCAACACCTGCGCGCTGATAGTCATAGAGCTGGTACTGGTTGAGAGCCTCCTCAAGCGCCTGCGGAGTCCAAGAGATCGGCGTAATCTGCGGGATGCTGGCCAGGTACACCTCGTTGACAGAATCCTCACTTTCCCCCGTAGCCTCCGGACGTTCGCCACCTACGGCGATGCTCTCCCATTCCCGAGCCTGTACCAAGGCTCCATCCTCAAGCAGCTCGTGCTGACCTTCGAGAATTTGCACCTGCTCCTCGCTCAGCCCCAGTCCGTCGATGAGATTGCTGCGTAACGCTTCAGCAGTGCAGACGATTTTCCAGGCTTTGCTGGGGCCCAGATAAACCCCGCCCATGCGCCGGTAGATCGCAATCAATCCTGGGTGGTAATCACCCCGAGCAAGTACCTTTCCATCGGCCATCGCTGCAATTCTGACTTGGATGTCAGTTGTGTATGCCGCCAGTAACGGCTTCGCCCGGGAAATATCAAGCTTGCGTGTAAAGGTTTCGTAGGTCTCCACGAATGAGTCACCCGCGGCCGCTTTGAGGGTCGCAAAAAATTCTTGAGTCTCTTCGTGAACGAGATTCTTCGCGATGCGCCAGGTGTTGTGCAGGGGATGCCCGGGCTTCCTGAAGCACCGGGCTTTGAGGCCGCTAAGCACTCGGCCGAATCCCTCGACATAAGCAAACGACAGCCCATAGTCGAAGCCGTCGAACACCGCGCATTTAAGAAGCTCTGTATTTATGACTGGTGAGCTGCGTCGCCTGAGCATGCGAGCAAGTCCTTCTCGAATTTCATCACGGTGATACTATCGCAATTGTGATTAGATACGAACACCAATCATAAGAGGAGCTTCGGTCACCATGAACCAGTCCTTCGAACTATGCCTTTCAGCGAGGCTTCAATGGATCGATGTGGTTGTCTGGCAGTCAATCACCGGGGGTGAGGAAACCGTCGCCGCGGCCAGGCTGAGCGCATTTGAAATACTGGACTGGCTTGCTGAACTGGAGGCAAGTCGGTGCGCTCCCGTCTATGGGGAGCGCATCCCGCCTATTCTCGCGGACACCCCAGAACTGGCCGACCATTACCTCGCCGCGTTTGCCCAGGAACGGGAGCTCTTTGAGCTGCTTAATGCTGAAGAAGAGGCCCGATGGGAGGAAAAACGATTGGAAGCCGTCATCAAGCAACAACGCCTGGCCAGGCGCGCTCAGGCTTTAGTTTCCATGGAAGCAGGTCGATGGGATGAGCTCAACCTGCCGAGCCCTGATGAGTTCCTGCAGAAACTCGCTGCAGGCGAAAGTGTTGACGTTGAAGGGCATACGTTCAGTTACGACGAAGGTGATGGCATCACCTGGATGGACAACCCGTATGGCGTCCCTGGTGGGTTTAGCGGCGCACCAACATTGGAGATGTGCACAAGAATTCTCAAGCATATCGGTTGCGGAGGTATGTATGGGCCTGAGCCTTAGCGAGAGAGTTCAAAGGAGCAAAGCATGAAAGCGTCTACCCAACCCCACACCTCGGCCTACCTGGCAGCGATCGAGCAGGCGCTGACAGTGGGATCTGTGTTGAATGATGGACCTGGCGCCACCAGAAATACGGTACTCCCCGCTCCGGCGTTGGAAACCCTTCGACGGTTGAGCGGCGGTGAAGACCACACCGCCGGCATGTTCACAATTCGGGAGCTGCTGATGGATCTGATTGAGCAGCACCCAGCACTGAGCGTAGTTGTGTTGCCCCAGGCTCACGCTGCCGGAGTTACTGGATCTTGTTCTGACGCCTGAGGATCGTCTCCAGGGCGTCCAATGCCCATTCCGGACATGGTCGAGCGCTCTTGAGGACGCTGGCCGCTAACCACGACCTGATACTCCGGATGCTGCAGGGACGCTTTGTCTCCTCGGCAATGAGAGCGGCAGCCTCCCCTTGGGTTATCGAGGCACGACTGATCAAGGATCTCAATGTTTCTTGGTTCGACATTCAACACCTCATAATGCACTTGTGCCTATTCTAACCCAGCTTCTCCATTCGCACATTCTTCTCTCTAGGAAGTCTTCCTGACTTAGCTGATTGCCACATTGATCGGTGTGGCCATACATCAGAAGCAACTAGCCGAACGGCTGATTATAGGCACATGTGCCTATAATCAGCAACTAGTGGAAGCGGTCCGCATGTGGCTACGACTGAAAAAAAGTGCTGATTCATATACCCTGCTGCCCCCTCCGGGAACCCTGAGATAGAGCCTTCGATACCGGCATAGGATTTGCCGGCGCTCCTCAATTCCGCTTTTAAACGGAAGACGACTATAGTCGGAACCGCTGAAAATCCCGGCCCTTCAAATGATCAAGCCGGGAACGCAAAATCCGCACGCACAACCAAGCCTTCGGAAAGGCTCTTCGTGAGTTCAGGAAAAAAAGGTGCCTCACGCAGGAGACTCTCGCGTTCGAGGCCGGCTTGGATCGCACCTACATTTCTGTCCTGGAACTCGGCCGGCGTTCCCCAACGATCGACACGCTAATTTCCCTCTGCGAAGTACTTGGCATCTCATTGGTCGAGTTGGCCGTTAGAGCGCAAGATCTGGACGAATCTCAAAATGACCGAAATGACCATGGCCCAGGCCCTTGATCACTACAAGACAAGGGTTTCGATCCTCAAAAAAGGCTACGTTCAAGAGTGTTATCGCGTCGAGCAGCTGTCCAGATCGTTCTTAGGCCCCATGACCGCCCGGGCTGTCACCTCCGTAGAGATCGCGACCTATCGCGATGAGCGCCTCCTCCAGAAAAACCAGAAAACCGGCAAGCTTCTGTCTCCGGCGACGGTCCGGCTTGAAATGTCGCTGCTCTCGAATCTCTTCGAGCTCGGCCGCATTGAGTGGGGAATTTGTGACGACAACCCTGTTCTGAAGGTTCGAAAGCCGAAAAGTCCGCCAGGGCGCGAGCGGCGCCTTACGGCGCGCGAAGAGCGACTGATTTTGCGTTATGCCCACAACCACGGTAACGACTCCCTCTATTCGATCATCGTCGTTGCGCTTGAGACGGCAATGCGCCAGGGCGAGATCCTCGGCCTGCGCTGGGAGAACATCAACCTCAAGTCACGAGTAGCCCATCTGCCAGACACAAAAAACGGCACGCGCCGCGACGTGCCGCTCTCATTGAAAGCGCGTGATGCCATCATCCGGATGGGTGTCGAAAATACCGGGCAGGTTTTCAAGTATGGATCACAAGGCCTCAAATCGACCTGGCGCGTGATGCTGCAACGCCTGGCGATTGTGGACCTCCACTTCCATGATTTACGGCATGAGGCCATCAGTAGGCTGTTTGAGCTGGGTACGCTGGACATGATGGAAGTTGCAGCCATCAGTGGCCACAAGTCCCTCAGCATGCTGAAGCGATACACACACCTGAAGGCTCAGCGCTTGGTGAAAAAGCTGGAAGGCGGAAAGAGCAAGGGGCGACAGGTCGTCATCAACCACCTGATCCCCTACCCCGCGGTACTTCTGCAAACGGAAAATCATGTAACGGTTCGGTTCCTGGACTTTGAAGAGCTCCTGATTACTGGAGCCTGCAGAGACACCACGCTCGCGCTCGCCCAGGACAGGCTTCTTCGGCGACTGATGACTGCATTGAGAGATGCGATCCCCATACCAGCACCAGATCAGTACCTGGAACTGATCGAGGAGACCAGCGTAGTGATGATTGACCCTTTAGCGGCAGCTTGAACAACCAAAAATTTCAATAAAGTATCAGGGATTTTGGCCAAGGATTCCCTCAGAAGCCGCGGCCTGCTTGGCTCAACCAACGCACATGGTAGAAAAAAACGCCCGATAGGATGAGGCGAAAGGTGTCGTACGGAGCGCACGCCTTGCCAATCCGGTGTGTGGGCTGGTCTGTTTAAACCGACACCGGATACAGTTGTTCGGGTGTATTTGGAAAGTGTTGGAGGCATTTCACGTTTTTGCCCTATAGGATATGCAGCCTCAGCCG